ATGTGGATGACGGCATCGCTGCCGTCTTTGAAACGAAGGCGGAGGGCAGCGCCCTCCATGTGGACCGATTCTACGGCCGCACCGAAGCATGCCATTGCATCTGATATCTTCATGCACACCTCCAGTTTCGGTTTATAGATTACAAAACTATTTCGTAATCTATAAATAATAGTAGTATCGGTCGCCGGCGTAGCAGTGTCACCCGATTCCGGGTGAGCACCGTATCACTTCTCGATCGTCCAGCAAAGCAGAACCAACATGCTGTAGTAGAGAATAACGTACTCAACCATACATCACCTCCTAGTAAGTGGACCTCAGATGAGGCCCTTGAGTTCGTCTGGGATCAGGTCGAAGTTGATCTCGACCTTCTTCGTGGCTCCGAGAGCCTCGAGCCTGGCTGCAATCGCAGCATCGACCTTGGCCAGCGCTTCAGGCTTGGCGTTGCGCTCGGTCAGGGCTTTCCTGAGGAGTTTCAACTCTCTCAGCTCAGGGTCTCCAGTTCCAGCTCTTGACCCAGGGTTCTTGGGAACGTAGACTCCACCTCCGTTCAACTCCTTTCCTTTCCTGAACCAGTTGTTGACCATGCCAACAACATAGGATCTAACTTTTTTGGGCTCGTCGTACTTGGAACGAGCCGCCGCACTGAAGTCTGTACCACCCTCAAGAATCGAAGCAGTCACCAGATCCACGATCTGGGATATCTGCTCCTTGGTGATGTAGGTGAGAACCGGGACACCAGGCTTGAACTGGTCACCCAAGACTTGGCGAGCGAAGAACACAACAGATTCGGATTGAGTCATCATACAACACCTCCTAAGAACAATTGATAGAAAAATCGGAGACATTCGGGCGGTGGTATAGAATTAAAGAATCGGAAAATATACCCGGTACCCTCTCCTTTTTAGGGGACCTCTAATTAAAGTATCGGTACTGCCGCGCAAAAAGTCCGTAGCTGGGCCAATGATAAACATGAGGTCCAAACCCTAAAAAAGGCCCGGTAGCCTGTAGAAAAAAGTCAGGTACCAGTACCTCGTGCTGCGAGGTCAGATACTAGCTTTTTCTCGGTACAGCCTAAAGACCTGAGTGTGACTTATGAAGGCCGACTGTATAAATCACACAGCTGCCCATAAGCTAGACACTTATTCTGTTTCCAATGACCTATCAATCCTATCCTATTATACCCGCCGAGGGCCTGCGCGGACCGCCACTACATCGCGGAAATGACTGAGATAATAAGGCCTCCAATGAGCCTCGTCGATGTAAGTTTGCTTGATAAGCTTTTGAAAGCTAGTTCAGCAAGAAGATCTCGACGTGGAGTAGTGGCTCCGATGTACAGGTGTGGTGAATGGTGCAGGGTCTGGAGAGAAGGACAGGTGCGGCCCGGACGGGGAGATGTGGGTCAGGTTGGATTGAGTCGAAGTTAGTGAAGTTAGTGAGTTTACTGTAAAAAGTATAGTGTTTTCAATAGGTTTTAAAAAACTTAAAAAAATAAATCTCGCTCAAGACAGGAACAGTCTTCTTTCTGCTTCTCTACGACGAGTTAAACCAGCCATAACCTGGCCTCGAGCTTTGTTCCATTTCAAGAACTCATCGGCAGCGGTAGAGAAATTCTTTTGATTAACCATTTTTAGAAGAGTAGATTGTTTCAAGTTGCTAACGCCGCAGTTGTATGCAAAAGAAACTAGCGCAGCGAACTGATTATCGTTCACTTCGATCTTGAGCAACTTGCTTACTTGATCGCAGAACTGTTGAAGATGTTCTTCTAGAGCTTTCTCTGCTTGCTCTTGTGTCCACTTTGTTTTGGGCCCAATCGGAGAGTGAGCGCCGTTGACTAGGGGCGAGAATATATCTAAACCAGTCGATCCGTATCCAATGGTCCACGGATCACCGGGAAGAGATTCCCAGCCATCTACTCTGGCGTTCTTAACCTTAGCAAGTTCTTTTCCAAGCGGAGAAGCTGGATCCGCGTATGCAGATAGTTTGCAACCTTCAAATGACTTAATTAGTGCAAGTCCGGCTTCGTTTATCTTTCGCATATCTTCTCCAAGTTCTTTCTCTAATATAATATCTAGAATCTTTTGTTTAGCTGCTAGTTTGTACGCTTCTGCTGCTTCTTCTTGAGTTCTAGACTCGTTTGCTCTAGTCGCTTCATAGCAGCTTAACCAACCCGTTCCGTTTGGTCTATGCTTTAATTTAGCGAGCGGACAAACTTTACATGGATTGTTTCTAAGATCTTCACAATCCCCAGTCGAAGCTATGTGCTCTAATATCTTAGAGACACGATTCATCGCAACACTCCATGTATAATAGGTTATACCTAGGAGAGATAATATCATGGTTCAGAAAATGACCAAACCTTCAGCAGTTATACCGAAGAGCCCGACTTCTTCGAACAGTCAGTATCCGTTGAATCTGCCAGATCCAAGTATGTTTGGTCAAAACTTCGATCAACTAATACAGCGTAGAGGAATACGATTCGTTCATCATCGTGCACTTCCATGTCCTAATATGGGTTCACTAAACGATAACTCTCATTCACCTGTCTGCCCTCACTGCGACGGATCTGGCATATACTACTACGAGCCAAAAGAAATAATAGGTGTGTTTGTATCAAACTCGATAGAGAAGAACTTCGAGTATCAAGGAACTTGGGAAGTGGGGACTGCAACGATAACTTTTCCAGTCGAGTACGACGATGGCAGCCAAGCAGAGTTCTCGCTCTACGATAAATTAGTAATAACTGATTTTACAGTTAGAATGTGGGAGAAGAAAGAGTACGAGCCTAGGCCAGGAGATACACAACAACTTAGATATCCAATAGAGAAAGTAGAATACATGATAACAGCTACGGATACCGTGGTTAAAGAATATAAGCAGGATGAAGATTTTACGGTTGAAAATGGGCTTATCAAGTGGATCGACGGAAAGATGCCTAGTTATGATAGCGTAAACGAGATAGGCGACACTTACGCAGTGAGCTATTTCGCTAATCCAGTTTATATAGTTCTTCAACCGCTTAGAGAATTGAGAGTCTCGCAGCAGATGATAGACGGACAGAAGACAGCAAAGAGACTCCCGCAGCATATAGTAGTTAGAAGAGACTTCTTTGTTAACAAGCCAGAAAAAATAGCGGGATCATGATTCGCTAAGCTAAGATAGGGCTTATAATCAATAGAGCACGATCCTGAGAGGTAGAAGATGCCGCATTTTGCAAGTAAAAAACAATACCGCATGATGATGGCCATATTACATGGAAAGAAAAGCGGCTCAACTGCTAGAGGGGACAAAGGTCCTCCTAAAAGCGTCGCTGAGCAATACTCTGGCGATGGAAAAAATGTTCCAGAATCCAAAGGAAAAGAGCGCGAAGGCGGAAGATGGGACGAGGGCAAAAAAGACAAGCATACCAAACGTAGAGAGCACGAGAAGAATCGAAAAGAACGTCTTAAGCAAGAGACTAAGAGACTGAAAGAGAAACACTTGGGCAAGTCAGAAGATAGATCTGGCTTCGGCGTTTTAGTAGTAGATGAGAACGGCCACGTGTTGATGGGGAGACATACTAAGACTTCAGAGCTAGCTCTTCCCGGCGGGTCTGCTGAACTCGGAGAGTCTCCTGAACACACTGTGGTCAGAGAGCTCGAGGAGGAAACTGGACTCAAGTTAGACCCATCTGAGTTGAAGCCATTAGATTCTTGTACATTTGTTGCACAGGTAAACTCTAAAGAACTTGGTAGTCACGTTAGAGATACATCAGAACTGTCTGATGTTAAGTTCATGAATCTTGCCGATATAGATATGTCTGATGTGAGAGATTGCTGCGTGCCTTCCCTTAAATCCTGGGCAAAAGCAAAAAATGAATCACTAATAAGCAAGATAGAAAAAGCAGAGAAGCAATTAGAGCTCCATCCAATATTCGATATGCCTAAAAAAGATTGCTTGACTATTGTCGCAAATGCCTTACACAGACACTTAGATCCACATGTCGGCTCTCTTAAAGAAGATGGTGTTGCTAAGGTGCCATTGAGTTCATATACAATAGTTATTAGAAAACACAAAGATGGAAAAAGATCTGGAAACATAGACGACGGTGGAAAGACTATTCATAGATTTAACAACTTAGATCATGAAGATATGCTTAAAGACATCATGAGTCTCTTTGAGTGGTCTGGATCTGGCGAATCGAAGATAAAGATACTGCCTCCAGAAAAGTTATCAGATGAGACTATAGAAAACGGCATCGGCAAAATGGTTGATAATTACAGATCATATAATCTTGGTGACATATATGACGAAGTAGAGAACATCCGTCAAGAGATTAGGCAAGGCAACGCAGTAGATCTTCAACAAGCTGAAGCAAAAATAATGTCTTTATTTGATAAGTTAGAAGAAAGACTACTAAATGCAGAGAAGAAGCACAATTCTTTAGCTAACAAAGCTGGAGATGAGATAGACGAGATAGAGAAGAAGTTAATAGAACTACAGTCAAAACTAGAGTCTATGACTAAAAACAAACCATCAACAGTTGAAGCTATATCTTCAAATCCACAAAATCCAAGCAAAATATCAAAAGAGTTCTATCCTTACCTATCAAAACCTAAAGTGATTATAAAACCAGACGGTCATGTGATAATTCACTTCGATAAAGATTGGACTGACGATGAGAAGTCCAACTTCTTAGTTGATCTAAAAGCGAAGGCTTTAAAAAAGAAGAAAAAATGATCGAAAATAGACTTCAAACATTAAAATGGAGTCTTTTTTCAAAAGGCTATGAAGATGATGAGGTCGACGACATAATCATCTCCGCTAGAGATGAGATTATGTCTCAGATAAACGACATGGTCTCATCTCTAGTTCAAGAAGCAGTAAGCAAATCCAGTGAGATGGGGGCTGAAGAATTTATGTCTCAAATAAATCTAGACTCAAGTAATGGATACATAGAGATAATAACCGACTCTGGTAAGACAGATTTCAGCGAACCAATTAAACAGATGCTTCCACATCTTTTAGAAGGTGGAAAAACTTCGTCTTATGGATCTGTTTATAAAGTTGTTCCAATTGGCAAGAACCCAATAAAATCACAAAAAACATCTATGATAAAAGACATAGAGTCTGGCTTGTCTGCCATGTCCAACATATCTAAAAGCGGCATGTCTATTCAAGACGCTACTGCTGAGATGGCTGCTTCTTTTGGAATGTCGGCACGTCACAGAAATATTTCCAAGCCTGAGTCAGATATTGGATCGCAGGCTCAGGTAGTCTTTAGAACAGCTTCTAGTAACCAGGATCCAAATTCAAGTTGGGTGATTCCAGAAAAAGAAGCAGATATGACTAGCATTATTGCTGAAATAAACAGTAGAATCAGATCTGGCACAGATGATATAATAAATAGTGTAATGAATAAATACGAGAGGTCCTACTGATGTCTCATGTTATGCCAGAGATAGCTGTACAAAGAATTATTCAGTATGGCATTAAAAATCTTAGACAAAATAGAAATGCATTCGATGATATATTTGAATACGTAAAATCTCATCCACTTATGTCTGCTGCTTACGGCTCGGCCTACGTCGACAGAATATGGCAGTGGTTTACTACTGAGAAACTACCCGTAGTTCAAGCTTTCTTATTAACGCCAGAAAGAGTTCCTTGTTACAGTGTTCATCTTTCTGCTGAGTCAGAGGATGAATCTAAAGCTGCAATAAGCGATTTCTACGGCGACGAGGAGGAAGGAGAGTTAGGTATATCTAGTTTCAATATAACCATTGATATCGGAATACATGGGAGCAAGACGGCCGATCAGGTTTTATGGATGTATTACATATTGTCGTATATTTTATTTAAAACAAAACCACTTGCTCAAGAATTAGGCCTAGAGATGCACACTTTTTCTGCTACTGATTGGCAGAAAGACTCAGCCAAGATGCCTGAGAATATATATACTCGCTGGGTCAAGATGCGATGTACAGTATTTAATACATGGTCCAACGATGTGTTTGTGGGGCCTTTCGATTTAGAGTTTGAAGTTGATTTTGAAAGAGTAGGTGAAACAAATGACTAGTAAAAAAAATAAACAACAATCACTTGATCTAGACTTGAAAGCAATAGCTGATTTTGAAAAAAATCAGAGAAAACAGAAAATAACAAATCAAACAGATGATGTTGTTGATTTTGACAAATGGTGGGCAGAAAGATCTAACAATATCAAGCAACCTTCTCATATTAAAGAAATTCTAAAGGCAGATGCCAGGGGAAGAGGACTTGGGTCTAAAGAAACTATGGAAAGATGGGACTGGGCAGCTAAGATGTTTGGCTTATCGCTTAAACAAGACTAAACCATGTGCGTGTGTTACAATTATTAATGATATTTTTCGAACTCGGATTGGAGGTTACTTAAATGGCAATCAGCGTCAGCTTTAATGGAGCGACAATAAAAAAGCCAGGTAGTTATTCAAAAACTCAGATAGATCTAGGCGGAAATCTACCACTTAGTCCTACTGGCTTAGTGGTGATAGTTGGAGAAGCAGATGCAGGTGCTCCGATCACGGCTGAGATTGATGCTTCTAAGAACGTTTTTACTCCAGATCAGCTTAGCCAAGCTAGGACTAAATATAGATCTGGTCCAATCATAGATGCTCTTGGTTTTCTTTTCTCACCCTCTGTAGACGGTGCTATTCCAAATGGAGCATCTGCAGTGTGGGTTATGAAGACAAATTCCTCAACTAGAGCTTCTCTTCCTTTGCAAGATTCTTTTGGAACATTGAGATCTAAAGAATGGGGAGCTGGTGGAAATAGAATAAGTGCAAAAGTTGTTCTATCTTCAGAAGAAGAGCCGATGATTCAAGCTTCCGCTGCTCCACAGCATGGTGTTGATATTAGTTTTACCTTAAGTGTTAATGGATCAGAGCGCACAAACGTAAGTATTCTAGCAGCTAGCAACACAAATCTATCTAGTCTAGTTGGAGCATTGTCTGCTGCGATGCTAGATTTTGATGTTTCTTCTTCTAATGGAAAACTAGTACTGAAATTAAAACCTGGATCCGATTTACATAGAAATGGATGGGGGCGTAGTTTTGAGTTGTCTGATACCAATTTACCAACAGACAATCTACAGAAATTAGGTCTTAGCCCAAGTCCTCAATCAGTATCAAATGGTTCAAGTGGTGTTTTAGCTGTCTCGTCGTCTGAGCCCGCTGCTTCTATAGTTGTGTCTCAAAAAAGAGATCTTATAGTAGAAGAAGACACTCTAGGCGGGAATGTTGTTCTTGAGATGGGGTATTTTGTTCCAAATGCATCAGGACCCGCGCACGTTGAAATCACCGACACTGAAGTACTATTACATACACCTGGCTATGTTGATCCAATTTCAGTTCTTAAATCAGATTATTCTACTCTTTCAAAATTAGTAGAAGCGATAAATCTACTTAATTCAGGTTGGGTTGCTAAAGTTTCAAATGCTTTATATAACCAACTACCTCCTTCTTGTTTAGATCAAGTTGGTGGCGTTAGTGGATGGTGTAACGATCCTAGCAGACTTCCAGTTCGTATAAAGAAAGATGCTTTTGAAGTTGCTCAAATGATGTCTGAGTCTTATATTGTGGAAATCTTAAATCAAAAATCAGCTGGACTTCCAGATGCAGTATCTGAAACTATGTTGTCTGGCGGAGCAAAAGGATCAACATCTCCACTGAGTATAGTAGAAGCTCTTGCAAAAGCTGAAAAATTTCACTGTAATTTTATAGTGCCTCTTTTCTCTAGAGATGCTACTGAAGATATAGCAGATTCACTAACAGACGCAGGATCTACATATACTATAGACGGAGTTCACCAAGCAGTTAAGACACATATTAGCTTGATGAAGACTGTTAAGAAAAGAAGCGAAAGACAAGGTCTTCTTTCTTTCAAAGGTACTTTTGAGTCTTGTAAAGAAAAAGCTGCAACTGTGGCAGACGGACGTATGCAGCTTGCTATCCAAGATGTTAGGCAATCCGATGCTCAAGGAAACATAAAATGGTTCCAACCATGGGCATTGTCTTGTCTACTCGCAGGATCTCGAGGAGGCGCTGCAGTTGGACTACCTCTTACGTTCAAGTTCTTAAATTGCTCTGGAATAAGACAAACAGGCCAGCCAATGACAACAGCCGAACAAGACATTGTCCTTGATTTTGATCCTGATGTTGATTTTGAAGAAGCGATAGATGCCGGCATAACTTTCCTAGAAGCTCCAAGAACAGGTGGCTTCAGGGTAGTTGTCGACAACACCACGTATGGTGTCGATAGCAATTGGGTGTGGAATCGTGCAAATGTTATATATGCTGGAGATGTTGTTGCATATAACTTTAGAAATACTATGGAACTTCGCTATGTAGGTGTTAAAAATACTATTAAAGTAGCAGAGGTCAAATCAACCGCAGAATCGATTCTTTCTACTTTCCTAGCGCAGGGAGTTACAGTTTCTACTCCAGATGCCCCACAGGGATTTAAGGATCTAAGTGTAAGCATAGAGGGCAATACTATTTACATAACTGTTACTGTTAAACTTGTTGAAGGTATTGACTTTATTCTTTCTGAGATTACTCTTCAAAGAGCCACTCAGTCTGCTTAATTACATTGTTTTTCTTTAGTAAAAGACTAGATATTAAATATCTAGTCTTTTACTTTTTGTTATAGTGATATTTATGATATGATAAAAATATAATTCTCACAGTGAGAGTTTCTAACGTAATGGGTTCTAGAGCCCAGAGGAGATACAAGTGGCAGGAAAAAAGACTAGTTTAATAACAGGCAGTAATGCCAAGATAAAGATCAACGGCGTTACTTTAGCGTACGCAACAGATGTTCAATACGACGTAACAGTTCAGACTATTCCAATCGAGACAATGGGGAGATATGAAGTTCTTGCAAATGAGCCAATAGCCACTACTGTAAACGGTTCTTTTAGCGTTGTTCGTTATACTGCTGCTGCTAAAACTGGAAGTATTTCTGGAGCTGCTGCAAGTGGTAATGGAGTTGGAAAATGGGGAACTGAAAATGGAGCAATGTCTACACATTTTAATCCAGGCGATCTTCTAACTTCTCAAACAGTTGACATAGTTCTTTTTAGAAAAGAAACAAATGATCCAAGCGATACAGCTGGAACTGAAATGTTTAAGACTATAAAAGAAGCTAGATTAGTAAGAATGAGCGGAAGTGTAAACAAACGCGGAATTCTTATGGAAAGCTACGCATTTGTTGCCGAGACATTGTACGACGAATCCTTTACAGCATCTGCTTCAGGAGAAGAAGATTTAGGAACGTGAGGACATTAGATCTGTGGCAAGCAAAAAGCCATTTTTTATTACTGGTGCTAATTGTAAAATAAAAGTCAATGGTGTAACAATTGCTTACGCCACAGATCTTTCTTATAATGTTTCTATAAATCATGCTCCAGTTGCCATCTTAGGTGTATATGAATCAGATACAATAGAACCTCTATCGTATTCTGTTTCTGGAACTTTCACTGTCATAAGGTATGTAGATAGTGCCTCTAAATATATCGGCAATATGAGTAAGACATCAAACTATGGAAACGGCGTTGGATCTTTTGCAAGTCCTAGTGAATTCACAAGACCAGATTTGCTTAGAACGGATGGAAAAGCAGATCAAAGTGCAAATCCAGCAAAACTAGGAAACGCCACTGGCTTCGATATAGAGATATATCAAAAGATGCCCTCAGGATCCAGAGGAAAAGTCAGCGATGATATTGCAAATAAAATCGTAAAAGCTGCAAGCGCGGCAGGTTTAACTTCTGTTATCGGCGAGAAGTATCAGACTGGAGATGTTTTAGGTATTGCTAGAATAAGAAACTGCAGGATAACGTCTATTGATTCTGAAATATCTAAAAAATCGCCAATGATTCAACGTTTTAGATTTATTGCAAATTACTTAGATGAAGATAGTTTTATAGCAGAAACATCTGGTCAAGGTCAGCAATTCTCTTGAGGTG